CTTGACATTTTATATATTCTGCTAATTGTTCTTCGGAAAATTCTACCGGAACATTAGCAGATTTTAATTTGGGATTACCAAGATAATGTGTACTAGGCATTTAGCTGTTTAATAATTTTTTCCAATCAGTAGCGCCGTTTGCATCTTTAGGAGCAAGTTTTAAAAACTCTGCACTGGACTCTGATGTATCTGTTCTTTTTCGAGTTACTATTCGTGTTTTTGTAACTTTATTTACTGTTCGGCCGCCAACACTGCTGTATGATTTTCTATGGATAATTTTTTCCTGAACTTTAATATTTTGCATATCCAATATTCCTTATCTTTTATGGCTAGACTTATGATTTGCCATTGCTGCTCTTGCCCGTTTCATTCTAGCGGGCTCATCTCTTTTAACTTTCCTTTTGTGCACTATTGTTTTTCTATTTACTATAGCCTTTTTCATTTCTTTCCACTTTTTTCTTTTAAGCATTCCACCTGCGCCGCTAGCCTTCATAATCGCTGCTGGAATTACCTCTCTTTGTGCTTTCTTTAAAGCGGACTTTTGAATCTTCGCACCAGTTTTTCTTTTTAACTGGGACCTCTTCTTTTTTCTTTTAACTGAAGCTAATTTATTTTTCCGTTTAGCTAATCTACCCAATTTTTTCATTCTGCCTACATATGCAGCTTGGGTTTCTTTTTCGTCTAATAAATCTTCTGTTATTTGATCTTCGGTGAGTTGTTCGGCCCATTCAATTAGGTCTTCTAATGTTATCGCATCCTCTTCAAGATCTTCTTCAATTTCTAATAAAAAATCATCATCTGCTAATTCATTATCCAAATATTCATTAAATTTTAACATGTTAACCTAATTACTTATTAACTGTTGAATAACTGCAGCAACTATAGTACCTATAATAGCAACAGCAGTAGTTATTATTATTCTATTTTGTTTAAAATGTTGTTCTATTGATAAAGCTTTCATTTCATCCATACTATCTTTCATTTTGGAAATTCTTTCATGAATAATAACATTACTTTTATCAATAGTATCTTGTAATTGTTGATACTTCTCTTCCAAACGCTGATACCTCTCCGCGCATAAGTCTACATGTGCCTCTAAGTTTTCTTTTTCTAACATGGCCGGTTTCTTATGTCTCGTTCTATTTTTAACTGTTTTAAGTAACTGTGCTACCATTAGTTATTTGAGCTCCTTCTTTATGTTCCGGATCTTCTTTATCTTTAAACCAGTAGTCCGTTGCTTTACTGAGCACCGCCACATACGCTCCGGTCATAATATTTATTAGATCGCGAGATGCCGTCGGCAAGTCTTCCATAAAGAGTAGCCATATTAAAAATAAAAAAGTTAGTACCACAATTAGGGATAATGTAAATCTTGCCCACCAATTCATTTTCTTCCGGCGTTCTGTTCCTTCATATTGTAATGCTTTCACTGGATCACTTTCCCATAATTTTTCTTCAGATTGCTGAATCATTTCATTACTAGTATTTATTTTATTGTCACCTTGACGATCTTTTCTACTTAATATTGTCATTTTTTTCCGCCCCTTATATCATATTTATAGTTTTTAATTCCTGCAAATTTATCTCAACAATGCAGGTATGGGTATATTATCTACTATGAAAGTTCCGACCTGGCCTTGAAGTAAGAACACTATTATAGCAGCGAACATTCCCCAAAGAAAACTCATATAAGACCATTTGAGAAACCTATACTTATTAAGTGCAAGAACTTTTCCTTGTCCGTAAATATCTCCTGCCATGGCATCATATACTCTATCATCAGTCATCAATGATTTTGCATAATCTTTTTTGTATTCATCTATCGGCAAATGTGCGAAATGTCCAAAAAACAAAGGATTGAATAAAGGAGATTTCCTATCTATTTCCTTAGAACCTTTCTTTTTAGGATAATCCGTATTTGGAATAATTGCAAAAATCGCAAATAATAAAGAGAAAAAACTACCAACGGCAAATGATAATAGAGGCCATTTCATCGTTTCATTATCTAAATTTGCAATAGTAATTGAAAATACAATTGATGCAACGGTAATCATTATATTAGCTTTTTGATCTGCCATCAATACTAATCTCATTTGATTACCATGATTAACACGTAGAATATTATCTACAGCAGTACGATTTTCTGGTATTAGCTCAAAATAATTTATATGAGATTTAGAATTTTTTGAATATTGAGTGCTGTGTGACATGATTAAAACTTATATTTTGTCTTGGACCCATTAATCAAATAATCAACGGCTTTTAATGTGGACACATATTTTGCTATGGCATGAGTTAATCCATCGGTTTTTGAGATTAAACCATTATCATTATCTGGGCCCCAATCTAAATCCTGACTATCTATAAAAAGTCCGGTATGACGATAAGGCCAAGGAGGAGTAAAAGGGATAGGATCGCTACGGCGAACCACGCGCCAATGAGTGGGTTGGCTATCAAGAACTTGAGCAGAAACTTTTGGTGATCCGTAAGAGAAAACTTGAACATTCTTACCTCTCTTATGAAGCCACATTCCTATTATTTGTGCAACGGCTCCACCTAAACTGTGACCTGTAACGTGTACAGTATGTTCAAGGGGATATGTAAGTGTCTGTCCTTGAATAGTATTTCTTCCTGTCGTAGTTGAAGTATCTATAATTTGCATTATATTTACCGCAACATCTCTAAATCCTTTATGAAGTTTGATTCCTGTACGTGCATCATCTACTAATCTTACATCAATATCAGATAGTACATTTGCATCATTTGCCGTACCCCTAATAACAATTATTGATATTCCACTTTCTTGTTTTACTTCAAACGCAACTTCATCTTTTTGATCACCGCCACTATCGTAAATTGCTTTACAATATTCAGCATGTTCAATGAGAGATTTTAATGAAACTGGTAAATTTGATCTATTCCCACTACCTAAATCATTATTTTTATCAGCTACGTTTTTTGCACAACTATTAAATAGTAGAAGAAGACTTATTATTAGCGTGAATTTCTTTATGTTTATTAAATGACGTCGCCCCAAGGATTGCCCCGAATGAAAGATGAAACATTGCACCGCTTTCAAGTGTCAAGGGAGCCCATCGTGTTACACCTTCTTTTAAACAATCATGTGTATCACAATATCCTGCCATCAACAAATTCCATATTAAAGGTGCAACAAAAAAATCAATTAAACAAATAAACAAATAAACGAGTGCTGCCCAATCTCGCCAGTACTCTTTTATTGTAGCGTTAACTTGCAATTGCATCTTCCAATGTTGCAATAAGTTTAGCTTTATTGTGTCGTCTATCTAATTCAACACCAACTGTTCTGCCGTATGTTTCCAATTGTTTTTTGGTCATACTTTTTAAATTTACCTTTTTTTCTGATATGTGTTTTTCTTCAGGTTTCTGAGAATTATCACCTATACCTTCATTATTAAATATTGACTTAATTATATTTCCAATCCAAGACATATCATCCTTTCATAATTATTAATTAAAAAATCCTATTTTAATGGAGGCGCATATAATAATCCACCTTCTGTATACAATTTATTTAGTCCTCGCGATAACGCAAGAGGAGTATTTTTACCTACATTTCGTTCATAAATTTCTGCATAATTACCAACTTGTTTGATAACTTCATATGCCCATTCTGATTTTAACCCTAACTTAGCTCCAAGATGAGGATGATCAATTCCATTTATTTCGCCCATAAATCTTTGGATCATTGGATCTATATGATTTTTAAAATCATCAATATTTTTTGAAGTAATACCATACTCTTCTGCTACGAATAAAACGTAAATTGTCCATCGAATAATATCAGACCATTGCTGGTCTCCATATTTTGTTACTGGACCAAGAGGTTCTTTTGAAATAATTTCCGGAAGAATTATATGTTGTTCCGGGTGTTTAAAACTTAATCTATTAGAAGCTAATGCAGAACGATCTGTACCATACATATCACATTTACGATCTATGTAATAATCTTTAGGCTTATCACCTACTGGTACTTCAACAGGAATATAATGAAGAAAATGTTTTTTAAAAAAATCTTTAATATTTTTTGCAGCTGTCCCATGTGTACTATAACATATTCTTGCACCAACCATTTGTTTTGCTGAAGATACCCCAAGAGTTTTTCGAACAATAAACCCTTGACCATCATAATAAGTGGTAGGTAAAAATTCTAATTTTTTAAGAACATTTCTAGTATAGGTATATGTAGTATTAGCAGATAATATATCTATAGTACCATCAATTAAATAACTAAATCTAGTTTTACCATCCACCACTTCAAACTCGATCGATTCTTTATTAAGAAATACTGCTGTTGCAACAGCTCGACAAATATCAATATCAAAACCTACAAACTCTAATCGACCTGACTCCGGATTCCAAATCTCTTCACCAAAACCAGGAAACGCATCTTTGCCACCACATATTAAGTGACCACGTGCTACTACACGTTTAAATGTTGAACCATAAGTGGGATTGTATTCAGGTAGGATAATTTCAACAGTATCTTTTTGTGGATTGCGTTCTTCATTTGGATTGCCTTCGGCTGGAGAACCTACTACGGTCAGCCAAAAAACCCACACTAAAGCAACTATAGTTTTTCCAATAGGTATCCACATTACTGCAAAGCTCGATAAATTGTTAGAAGTTCATCGTCTGCTATTGGAGTAGGCATAGTATAAAATCGTTGATGACCAACCAACATATATGCTTTAATATCAGAAAAACTAGGATACTTGGTAAGTAAATTATGAAGTAAATAATCAGGACTTAAATGACATGAAGCACATTGATTATCTTTAGCAAACACTCTGGTAGCCTTTTTAAATCTTTCTGATTGTACCAATACAGAATTAAGATCTTTTTCCATCCATGTTACTCTTTCATCTATATCTGGAATTATCAAAAAAATTAAATAAATCAATAATCCAATAATAACATATATCCATATTTTACTAGAAACTACTAAATCTTTAGTTTCTATTTCAATTTCTTTTACCGGCTCAAATTTTCCTTCTGTTTGTCTTTCTTCGTCTTTGTGTTTTTGTGCCATCAATCAATCCTTTCTTTTGATACGCCTTTTAACTTTTTAGTGATTTCTGCTGTAAACCACTTTAATACAATTGGAATACTTATATTAGAAGTTAGTCCAAATAAATATCCTATTGGAAATTTATATGTATTATATGAAGCTAATTGAGGAACGTTTTCAAATACCAGCCATATTAAAATATAACCGGTAACGGACATACCCATATTAATAAAAAGATCAAATAATATTAAAATAATATTTTTTTGATACTTGTCTTTATTATCGTGTCTATAATTGAATAAAAATATGAACAACGAAGAGAATAATATAATTCCAAACATTGTCAAATTGACTGCACTAAAAAGTGAATCCATCAAATCTCCTTGGATTTCTGTTTCAGTAACTTCTGAAGATCAGCTGTGCTTCCTACAAATAGTGCATTTGTGACATTTTGAGGAGATCCTAATACTTCATCCGACATACTTTTTTTTGTTTTATGTAATCCCATTAATTCTTTACTGGCATTTGTTAACTTGTCAATAAACTGACCTACTACTTCATATGCTCTAGGATGTTCTGTTTCCCTAGCAACTTCAAGTAAGCCCTCCATGGCGTCAGACCCTCTCTCTATTATACTGTATATATTTTCACGTGCATACTGAAAATCAGTATCTGTATCATCATGTGTTTTATCAGGTGTCTTATATTTAACAGGTTGATTTTGAGGTACCGGTGCGATCTTAAATACTTCATCTAACTTTACATCTACTGATTTTGGATCAACCTGTTTATCAATCACTTTATAATTTTCCATTTTATCTTTACTCATTTGTACCACCGAATGATTGTATATCTAATGTACCACCGTATGTATCAATACCAGTAGCTGGATCCCATTCAAGACCTTCTGCGAAGAAATCCCTTGTTTCTGTTGGTTCGTAATCATCATCTCCTGGAGTCAATTCAGGGCCAATCGTAGTTGTATATCTTGACTTTACCAAGGCTGCATTAATATCTGTTCTTGTTGATTCTAACATAAATTTAGAATTATCTTCATTTAATAATTCATCCCTACCTTTTCCGAAACCAGTATCTGATTCTAATATAATTCTATCAATATCTATTGAATCTGGATCTCTATATGGTAATATATGAAAGTTAATAATTGATGTACGTATTAAACCTGTTGGTACGTTATCACTGCCGTCACCAAAACCTTTGCCTTTAATGTTTGGATACAAATAACCTTTAATTGTAAAATCTAAAGTCCAAACTATTGCTCTTCGTGATTGATAGTCCCCTTCATATGAATCTTCTAAATTAACACCATTTAAAACAATAGGAAGATCTATTTTAATTCCCATTGTTGGAAGAGCATTTATAGTTACTGTAAAATCCGGACTGAAAAATGGTAATATTTGTTCAACTATTTGTGTTCCATCATCTGCGTTCTTTACAAAACAAGACAGCGTAAAAGCATAATCATATGGAACTGGGCTTCTAACAACCCCTAACTGCCCTTTCCACATAGCTTTATTTTGGTTAAGGGGATGCAACATTCTCTCGGGACTGTATGACATGGAAGTCATTTCGAAGCCCATCCTCGGCAATTGCATCCCCACCTTTTTGTCTAGATTAGCATCACCTGTTATTCTGGTCATAAACTTTTGTTTAGGGCCATATGCTAAAGGAACTTTTAAAGTTTCGACAACATCCCCAGAACTATTTTTACGCATTACGTAAATGTCGTTAAAAATCGTTCCGAAAATTGAGACATATTTTCTTGTTAATCCGTGATACCAATACTGTCCTAACATTAAAAACTTCCTTCACTAAATGGATTTCCTTCACTAAAGTCTATAATACCATCAGCAACTGTTTGTATTGTCTGATTATTAGCAGTTGCATCACCAGCAAATTCTGTTGATGTAGCACCTAATGTTGCTGTCACTCCTGAAGTGCTGCCTGTAATTGTTTCAGTTGCACTAAAAGTACCAACAATATTTGTAACTCTTAAAATATTCCCTCCGGCTTCAGAGCTTTGAATTTGTAATATTTCTCCAGTTGCATATGAACTAGCACCAGTAATAGTTTCGTCTGTTGTAAAAATTCCTGAATTGGCCGAAAATGGATATTCTACTGAATATGCGTTTTCAACTTCTACTGCATCTATTGCAGTAACACCTGTATCAATATCTTCAGAACTATATTCAAACAATTCACAACTTAAATCATAAACTGGAAGTTTTCCTGCTTGATAGAAAACAGCTTGATGTTCCACAAATTGAATTTCAAATAACTTTTTGGTCATATCAAACCAAATTAAATCTCCTTCAAGTGGTCTAGAAGATAAACCTGTTCCTGCCCAAGTACGTCTTGCAACAGAAAAAGTTACTTGTTCTCTAATCTCTAATCCAAACCTACCAACAAATGCTCCTTCGCCTTCAAACCCATCCGTATTTTTAATATACATTTCTATAGGAACTGCTGAATTAAAAGATGAAGTAGGATCTTCACCGTATATATTATCTACATTATTTTTAGTTCTAGGCAAATAAGATACTTCATGGCCAAAAATATGCACAGCTTCTACCATTAAATCTTCAAGAAGATTTTGTTCATTTGTATGACTAAATTTTTGAAAATAATTACTTGTCGGCATCGTCAGCCTTTTCGTCCGTCACTCTAATTCTTAAAATCGATTTTCCATTAATAGTAATATCACCCTTTTCATTTTCACCAATTTCCTTTACTTCTATTCTTCTATTTTTAAATTTTCCACCAAGAACAATATCACCAACTTCTATAGGCAAATTAATTTCTTCATCAAATGATAATATTTTTCCTTTGTTTCTAGGATCAAGTTTAATATTTCTAATACCAAATCTCATTTGCAAATTTTTCTTTTTCGTATCATCAGAGGCCATGTGATCAAGATCATCCCAATAGTGTTGCATTTGGGTAATTTTTTGTCTTTTCCTCATGAGATTTTCATCAACAAATTTTTTAAAAGATTTCATTTTGCTTTGAGTTCTTGTTGTTCTTGAGTGCTTAAACCTAATTTTTTCCATTTATCTTTTTTATCTTTTAATTCTTTTGATCTAATATCTGGAGCAAGTTGGGCGCTTTTAGGTTTTTCTGGTTCCGAACAACGTGCTTTAAGAGCTGGATTTTTAACTCCGCCAGGAACATCACAGAACTCAGGTCTTTCTATAAAAGTTTTAAATGTTTTCATTTTATCCTACTATAAAATCGTCAGGTAATTGATACTTAGTATAAATTTCATCATCTAACATTTGTATTTCTGTGGTTGCATCATCAAAAATTTGTCTACCATTTAATGTTGTTCCACCGGGTAATTGCATACCTTCGTACTTTAATAAATTAGATCCCCATTGTCTTTTAAATATTGCTGTTACATATTTCTTTAACCAAAGATCATTATATGCATCAGTTAAGTCTTCTGGATCTACAGCTTTATAACATTCAAATAATAAGTATTTGTTAACAGTTAATTCTTTATCCCAATCAATATCAAGATAAATTTTATCTGAATGTCTATTAAATCTAAATGAGGGTGATTGATTAAATAAATTTTCTATCAAACTTAAATGTTGCATTGCCATAGTATAGCCCGAAAGCTGTTGTTTGCTCAAATCAAATATATCATTTAATCTTAATTGATATCTTACATCAAACATATTAATATTTCCAGATGTTGAATCTATAGGAAATACTCCAATAATGCTTTTAATAGCTTCACCAACTGATATGTATTCATTAGTAATATCAGTTGCTGTTACTTGATGTTTTAAATAGATTTTTTCGGCGCCATCGTAATGATAGTCGTTCCAGATTTGTATAGCTTCATCTATGCGATCTTCTAATTGATCGTCATCAACATTGACTTCTATAACTGGATGACCTAAATTTCTAAGGCAGTATTGTTTAAGTTGTTCGCGTGTTTGCGGTATTGCCATTGTTCAGTCCCTACAATATGATTATAAACAGGGTTTGGAACCCTTGCATATATTGTATTTATCTCCATGGAGGTCCTGAGATCCACGCAACTAACGAATATCGTATGTTTGAAGTTATGGGAAGGATTCGATGTAATGTAAAACTAGGAAATACTATTATATCGCCCGGTTCGATATTTATATTTCTAGGTTCTTCTTGATAATCTAATTTTAGTTGCAATTCACCACCTTCATATTCACCAGCATTTAAAGGACACATTACACTTAATTTTCTTACATTATTATGTTTTTTATGAGTAAAAATAAATGCATCATCTGTGTGCCATTCATAAAATTCGTCTACTTTATATCTAGTAAACTGAATGTTTATAGAAGAATAATCTAAATCATAGTGATATCTTTTATTTTCTGTTGTAAATATTTCTTTAATTTTATAAATGACTACTTTTTGAAAATCAGGTAAATCTAATTTCCAAATATCATAAAGAAAAACATCTGATTTTCTTTTATCATTTATATTGCCGCCTATAGTTGTTCCGCGGGTACAACTTTCATCAAATTCATCAATAATTTTTTTACAATTATTTTTAAACCATTTGCTTTGTATTCTTATATAAGGAGCCTTTTTTTCAATTGGTGAATTAGCGTGGGCCATATTTTACACCAGAAGGGCTATTATTAATTTCTTTAATTAATTCCGAATCTAATGAACTATTAATAATATTATCTTTATTAATATCCCACCATTCTGATTTATGATGCATATCTTCTTCACTAATAAAACAACCTGGGCTCCAAGGTGTCAAATTAAAATCTTCTTCTAACATTGCATCAGACATTGGATTATTATGAATAACAAAAGCAAGAGTTGCTCTCATACAAGATGCGCCGGCGCAATGCCATGAATATCCTTCTTTTTCAGATTCACCATGGCTGAACCAGTCAAACGATTTTACATTCCAACCTATATGATCTGGAATATCAAAGAAGTATCCTTTTGTATAATTTTTATATCTAAAAATACCTTCACCTGTTTTAGACCAAGTGAATATTAAATTTCTACCTGG